TCCTCAGCACCCTCTTCAAACCCAGTCTTTGCCATTTTTTTAGCGCTGCTTTTTATAATCTCTTTTGCGCCTTGTTCGCCAACACTCTCAACCAAGTTCTTAATTGATTGTTTAAATCCACTTGCTCCAACCCCACCGATACTTTCTATTCCAGTCTCAATACCTGCATGCAATAATGCCGAAGACTTGGCAGTCTCAAGAGGAACACCCTGCCCTAAGTTTTCAGCTATTTTACCGCCAGCGCTTTGGGCGGCTAAAATAGGTAAAGACTTACCTTGGGTTGCAATCAGTAAACCAAGCTGTGGAAGATTGGACATTATATTTAAAGACCAGCTTTCGGCTGCACCCTTATAATCCCCAGCTAGAAACTGCTCAGACGTACTCTTTGAAAGCGCATCTGGCTTATAAGACTCAGCCTTTGTATCTAAATATTTAGTAACAGCATTATCATAAAATTCTTTAGGAACCGTTGGAGAATAATTTCCTTTATATTCACCAGCGATCTCATCGCCAATAGATGTTCCTTGCAAGAAATGAGGAGTTGGATCAGCCCCATAAGAAAGAGCGGGGGATTTGGCAATATCTGCCAGCATTTTTATTGATCCATATTTAAGAGAATCAACAGCCTTACCAAGCCAAGAATCGGTCGCCGCAGACTCAATAGATTTAAGATTATCTAGGTCGTCTTTAGAAACGGCCATGTTGTCTGGACTTGTAAGCCACTTAGAAAGACCTGGGGTTTTTTCAATAAAATCATTGTAGTTAATTGAGTTTATCTCATGATTTTTATTTACATAATCAAAGTTTCTCTCAACTATGTCCGCTGGCATTTTTGTTTTTTTTGCCAGATCTAAAACCTGAGCATGTCGATCTGGCTGCTTGTCTGCAGCCACGTACATAGAGGAATTAACCTCTCGCGCTGTGTTGGTTTTATCTTCAACTAGTATTTCGTCGTATTCATTTAGCGTCGACTTTACCAGATCATCGTACTCATTTAGAGGCATTGTTTCCTCTTCTCATTTTCTTTAAATACATTTCGTTCACGGCCTTGTCGCTGACCTGAACTCCGCCCCTCTTAAGAGCATCTTCAATTTTACGACGCTCATCTTTTGCAATAACAAGATCTTCAACGTCCTCACCAGACTCGAGCTCAAAAGCTCTTTTCTTTGTGTCCCAGAAAAATCCTTTATTGGTAACAACCTCAATCATTAGATTGTCTGTTATCTTTTGAACATCGGCGTTGTTTGCTTTTTTTCCTGTTTTATCCTGAAGCTGAGTAATCTGGTCGTCTACCATTCTCTGAAACTTAACAACTTTATCAGCGTCTCTACCCTTAAGAGAAGTGTCGAAACCGGCAGCAGCCAGGGCCCCATCTACAATCATCTTGTCAGTTCTATATCCGTCTAGCTGCTTCTGAGATTTTTCATCACCTTTTCGCATTCCAGCCTGAAGGGCCATTAATTCCTTAAGCTCGGTGTTTCCAAGCTTGTCCCTATACTGCATAATATTTGTTTGCAAAAATTCGTCTTTAGTTTCTTTTGAGGAGGCCAGCGTTTTTAAATCATAGTATTGCTGGTAGTCTGTCTCGATGGCCTTGCCAGAGGTAGCATGCTCATAATATCTCTTTAAAGAAGATCTCTCGCTCTCCGGAAGAGCCGCCCACTGTCTTGGGCTTTTTTGCATGATGTCGTTTATAGATGAGCCCTGATCGATCATATTTGTAAAGTTCATGCTCGTCTTTTCGGCAGCGTCTCTATCCGCTATTTTCTTTAAATTAAAGTTGTCTTTTATTCTTTCAATAGTCGCGTCTCTTAATTTTGGGTCATCAATCTTTTTAGCCTCATCTATAGATTCAGACATAGACTTTCCTGATGCATAGATCTTGTCTGAAATTCTTTGAGACTCTCCGGCCAGGGTAGAAATCTTTAAATCATGCTCAAGTTTTGCGGACTCTTGCCCGCCGATGAACTGCTTATTAGCCTCGAAGTAAGCCTGAGCAGCCATGTCTTCTCCGCCGCCAATCATTCTCTCTACGACAGCAGTATGCGTTTTACTTTGAGCCTCTTCTGTTTTTAACTTTACCCACTCTGGGGGCATACCGTTTCTTTGGGCATGCGCTGCGATTGCAATCTTTTGACTCTCAATTGACTGATTAATTTTGTCTGGATCTTTATATGCAGTTATGGCCAGATCTCTTTGCGTTCCAACGTAAGCCATTGTCTCGTTATCGTCGTAAGCCTTAATCTCACCGGCAACGTGCTTCTGAACTGTTCGGTCGATCGACAATCCTCGATCATTAGCGATTCTTTGGAATGCCATCTTTTGTTGAGGATTAGAAAGAGAGTCCTCAATGTCTTTCGCCGACTTTGAATAATTTTGATTAACCTCATCAGGAGTTCCAAAAGAATCCTTGCCCCTTTTATTTAAAGCCCCAGTTTGTTTGTTGTATAAAAGGTCGGTTTCAAGCTGCGTAAGTTTTTTATCAGCCTCCATTATGGCCAGCTGGTCAGCATCATTTTTTGCTTTCTGGAGCATGTCCATAGCCGGAGCCATAGCTTTATCAAAGCCAGCACCGGGTACTGCAGCGGCTGGCAAATCTGTGCTCACCCTAGTCCCAGTAATTGCCGTCTCTCTAACCTGAGCACCTTCATATCTTGGAACTGTAATTGGCATTAGGTTGTCCTTCCGCCAGTGTCAGAGTACGACGAACCAGCCGTCGAGGTACCCTTGCTTGCTTTTATTTCAAGACCTTTTCTCTCATCTTTTTTAAAGTTAAACGCTCCACTTTGGCTTGCATAATTAAGAGCCTGAAGTCCACCGCCAAGCAAAGTCGCAGACGACTGCTGCTGAGCTGTAGCGTTAGCAAGCTTACCTTGAGTCATGTATTCGCTAGCTTGAGACTTGTAGCCCATAGCTTCTCTAAAGGCGTTGTTTCTTATGGTCTGCGTATCATCAGCACCCATGCTATAGGTTTGATCTATAATATCTCCAGCGCTTCCGGAATCAATCTGAATCCCCTGAGCCGCCAGCATAGCCCGCTGAGAGCCAGCCATACCGCTTACTTTTTTGCTATTTCTAATGGCTTCAGTTTCTCCGCGCTTGATCGCATCGACAGATTGAGCTTCTGCTCTTTGAGCATTAAGCTCACCCATTCTTTGTTGATAAGCGCCAGCCGTTCTCTGACCGTCAGCCTGGTTTACAGCATTCGCCATGGACATTAACATCATTCCAGCCGCAGCCATTAAGCACCTCCCCTAAATGGGAACATCCCAGTTGGAACAACGGCAAGGACAGATAATGGAACCGGGTCAGTCTGTCTAATAAATATTCTTCCGTTAGAATTCCAAGTTGACTCAATATTAACATCCATAGTTCCAGTCGCTAAATCAACTGGCGAATCATAACCCTCAAAGCTTCTTATCTTAACCTCGGTTAACCCGCCCAAGAAATCAGATTCTTCATCCGGCGGCGGCTGATTTCCAGCCCAAACACCACGAGAGTTTTCAACAAAAATGGTCACCTTTTGAACGATATTTTTCTTATCAGAAATAGTCTCACCATTGGCCGTATCAATATTTAAAGTTTCAATGTCTGCCGTAATAGGAAGACCAATATGAATAACGGCATAAGCTCGTGGGAAAGTTATTGATCCATTTTCAACCGTCACAACATCATAAGCATTGTTGTTTGGATTAGCTATTACATAGCCATCAGCTAAGATAGAAACATCCTCACCCTCTAGGTGCCAAAGGCCAGAAACAGAATCAACAGCTCGAGACCAACTAGATAAAGCCGTCGCCTGCATCGCCGCCGGAACTGTCCTGTTAGGCATAACACTAACTGTAGTGGCGTTGGTATAGGCTGTGATTGAGAACCTTATTAACTCGCCATTCGCGTCCGTTATATGAATTTCATTACCAACCTCAGACGCGGAGAAATAAGAAGCGCTCGAAGTTAAAGTTAGAGTGTCTGTATACGTCCAGCCAGATCCAGTAACGGTCATTGTGTGTGTGTCGTCTGTATTTCTTCCGTCGTAACTTAAATGAGAATCTACAAACTTTGAATCTTCAATGTCTGTTATTTTTCTCGTAGCGAATTTCTCTATGTATCTTTTCTCAACCCCTTCGACAGTTCTTTTTACAACAAGATATAACGTGTCCTCATTCCCCTCTGGAATAGAGCATACGTTTTCAATAAAGCCATTTTCAAAATCATGACGATGCCATGCCAACAGTGCCTGCTCTTTAATATAAGTCATTCCAAGCAAAGAGCCGTCGTCCCTAACAGTCCACAAGATCGAATGCGGAACCTGCTGATACGTCCAGTCTAAAATGCTGTAGTTATCAAACAAGTGAGCAGAGAACAGCGTTAGATCATTTCCTTTATATCCATCCGCAGAGAAGTCATATCCAAGGTCTCGAATGATTGAGCCACGGGCCTGAACATAAATGGCCGTGTTTCCAATCACTATTGGTCGCAGACGAGATGACGAACCATTGTAAGAATATTGTTTTGGATTTACGTTTCCTGGAGATAAAATACCAGATACATCTCCTTGAATAGACCACTCGCCGCTAGCGGTAAACACAATCAAAGAACCAAGGTCAATCATGTGATTGACCTCGTTCACCTGACGACCAGCCATAGTGAAAGATACTGAGTCGTCATCTTGAATAGGAGTGCTAGAGGTAAAGTTATAAAAATTACCGATCTTAGAGCCGTAAATAATTTCAGTGTCGTTATCGGTGTTAGCCAACATCAATCGCTGCTGATAAAAAGTAACAGCAGACGGATAGTCACCAGAGGCAGCAAACAATCCTCTGTCTGTTGGTGGGGTATCTGTTGTATCAGGATCTGTTGCGCCTATGTCTGTGAACGCATTAGTTCCGGCAATTCCTATTAACCCATAAACCCCATTAACCTGCCTGTACACATTGTAATTCGAGGCCCCAGATACAGAAGTCCAAGATAGAGAAATATTATTGGTTGGCGCTAGTGTCGCGTTACCATTAGTTACATTGTAAAGACTTGATGGGAGGCTTTCCTCAAATGTAACGTCATCAATTGCCGTAACAACATATTTGTAGGATGTAGACCCAGTTGTTCCGTTTTGTGTACCACTTAAACTTGTTGGCGTATCAACCTCTGGAACAAAACTAATTGTAGTTAACGTCCAAGACGTGTCCCCAGTCCTTGCCAACTCTCTTGGCTCATAACTAGGATGTACAATGGTTACAATATCTGCAGATTGAACGAATTTAATTTCTGGGAGGTCAGCCTCTAAATAAGGAGTTGAAATTTCATACACTTCATAGATTGAACCTCCAGACGTATAAGATCCAAATGTGGTTGAGTTAACGGCTGATCCATTCATGTAGCTCAGCTCAAATGTATTCGCACCAGTATTAACATTTGCTACTTTAAAATTTCTTCCGTTTAAGTATGATCCAATAGCGCCAACTATTCCAGATAAAGAAATCTCATCACCATTTGAGTAGGTATCTGCTCCAGAATAAGTAACCACACAAGGATTGGCATTTGTTATCCCAGTTATGTTTTGAGCAGCTAAAGTTTGCTGAACACCATTCTTAATAACACGCATATACTGGTCGCCGAACTCCAGTACATACGTCTGATCAAGATTGAAAATGAATTCAAATAAACGAACAGTCTTAGTTGAGTCTTTGACCTCACAAACAAATTGAGACCCAGGCCTATTAGTAGCCCCGCCATGTCTCATGATATAGAAATTTCTGCAGGTTTTAAGGCCTGTCGCATACTTTGAAATATCAACCCGAGCGTAAAGGCTCGGCGCGATTTCACCGCTTGAAAAACTTCTTTGAGACAAGGCCGTCATTATTTCTTAACTACCTTTACATTGTTTTCGCCATACAATTTTTCTGGCTCAACTTCTTTTTTAGATCCAGATAATTCCATATCCGTTATCTGAAGATCCATACTTTGGCTTATGCCAGACTCACTGGACTCGTATTCACTTCGAGAGCAAACTTCAACCACAGCATTCATTTTAAGAGTTTCTCCAACCCCCGGAAGCTTACTTAATCCTAAAGCCTTGATCGCATCATTATTAAGACACAGCCTGAGACCATAAAAATATTCTGGTTCTTTTGGCTTGGAGCTATTAAAATCAGAAGATTTTTCTTCAAATGTTACATCTATCATTTTATCTTTATTCATTTTCATGCTTTTCATTACTAACTCCTAGCCCTGATAAATTCAGAGTCTGGCAATTGCTCCGGCTGCTCTTCATTGAACGATGTAGCCGTAGCTTTACTGATTTCCATTTGATACATTCTCATCGCTCGCTCTCCCAACTTAAATGGATCTCCTGCGGTCAGAGCTGGCGCGATATAAGCCGCCAACCTAAAAGAAAGCGCCAGGATAAAATCAGGAGGAAACAGCTGCGGATCGGTTACTCTAAGTGTATACTCACACTCCGCCTCATCAACGTCTGAAAAAATAATTCTACCGGCAGATGAATGCGCCAGCTTGTAAGGAGATCTTGTATCTCTAGAATCATTTCTTACGCCGCTTAATATTCTTCTGATCTCAACACAGTCTGTCGGGTAGGAATAAGAATATCTCCATTCAGTATTTGGATCCTCAGATATAAGAGCCAACGCCTCTATTTTAGAAGCGAACGGCCATCTGTAATCTCGAAGTACAAGGTCCAATGTTGTTGAATAGAACACTCTAAACAACGCAGCCTCTGTGCTTTGCTCAGTATCAATATTTGAAATTCTCTTGGTAGAACCAATATGAGAAATAGCAAGATTGCATATCTCAGTAGCCGAAGCCATTTAATACCTCGTTATGTAAACTTACCGACAGCAATAGCCGTTGCCCCAGCGCCAGTCGTTACCTTCCACGCGCCGCTCGAACTTCTGATACCAAGCTCTACGGTGTATACTCCGATCGGAGTATTGGCCGCAGTCAGTGTAATGGCAGAACCGGATCCGTCTTTAATGGAGCAAGTCGCAGTCGCTGCTGTTGCCACACTGACAACAACTCTTTCCAAAAGATCTCCAATCGCCCCGACGCCGCCAATAACTTGGTCAGATTGAGAAACGGCCACTGTTTCATACTGCGTATTAAAATCTAATCTTGGTGAACATCCCATGTTACCCCTTCAAACTATGGGGGCCGAAGCCCCCATTTTTAAATTACTTCATCTTCTAATTCTACAACTTCTTTTTTCGGTTTAGGCTTTTGCTTACCACTAATTTTAGATTCCTGGTCTTTAGCAAGTCGAACCCATCTAGGCAAAATTACCTCTTCAGAATCACCCTTTAAAATAATTCTACCGTCCAGCATCTTCTTGTTTTCAACATCAGAAACCTTTACGAAATCTTTTTCATCCATCATGAAGACAGCATCCTCACGACGACGAATGTGATTGTAGTAACCAGTCTGTTTAGCAATAACCTTAAACTCCATTTTAAACCTCCATTAAGAAATTGTAATAGCGTCAGCGTAACTTTTGTATTTTTGGATAAAGCTCAATGGAGCAACATACGCAGATACTGTGATCGTCGGAGTTGTACCGCCAACGTCATAGTACAAGCGAAGGTATCGCTCAAGGGCTTGCCCAGGAGGAATCATAAAAATATGAGTCGAATACTGGGTTAAGTTTCCATAGGTGATAGCTCTAGTGCTAACAGTCGCCGCAGAAGAGAATGCCGCGTTGTCATCCGTTTGGATAACGAACGAGTAAGTCTCATCTGTTGTTGTTCCGTCAGCAGCCACGTCTACCGTCATAACGATAGCCAAAGGCTCGCCGTCACCAAGGTTCGGAGCAGAGGCAATAAGATCTACCACGTTGGTTGAACCAGCGTCGGCAGTGATCGCCTGAGCATCTGATAATAATAATTGTGCATCTAAAATCATTTTAAACTCCTATTCTTTAATTAAAGTTAAACTGCAGTTTCAGCTTCTGTTAAGGCATCACAAATACGAACGGGGATTCCACGGAATGTAGGCATTAAAATGCCGTCTACATCCTTATAGATCAACCCGCCGCCTGAGATAACGTCATCACGTCGTTGAATATCCAACATTTGGAAAACGGTACGGTTCATATAGAACACGGGCTTTCCCATTCCCATTGTTGGCAAACGATGGATGGCCTTAATCATAAGCTCGATAAGGTCTGCAGCTGAAGATTTAGCAACCAAGTTTGAAATGTCAATTGAACCAATTCGAACAGCGTAGCGCCAGTCTTTAACGGCGATACCGCATTTCCATTGCCAATGATCTTGGAACGCACGCATACGAGTTCCAGCAACCCCGGCACTTGTTTCAACAGTTACTTCGCCATGGTCTTCATGGATCAATCCAGCCTTAGAACCCTTGGGGAAAATACCGTGTACAGTATTGCCGCCCCAAGCGATCAACCAAATTGATGAATTGTCTGAACCGGCACCAGCAGCGTCCAACACGTTTTTACCGTTTGTAGCAGCAGGGTCTGAATAACGAACAGACAATCCAGTAAACTCCTCAGCAGCAATGCCAGAGTTTCCATAAAATAATGTCTGAGCCATTTCCTGATTCATTGCTTCGATAAACGCCTGAGCTTCAGATAAACGGAAAGCCGCGGTGTTACCATTTAGCATGGCCAAGTCTTTATCAACTTCAGACCAAGCCTCCAACATACCGCACTGTTCATCGATCTGTGCAGTTGTTGACTTGCTAGGCTGAACACCTTGATTTAACAAACGCCATGCAACAGTTGGTAAGCCAGTACGAACTGTCGTTCGGTGACCAGTTGGTAAGTTGCCCTCCATCCATAACATGTCGTCAAGCAATTGGTTTGTTTGAGACAGCAATTCAACAATCGAAGGCACTTTGCCATCTGGATCTAATCGCTTAGCCCAGTCTGCAAGTGTTAATACGTTACTTCCTAATGTAGCCATTTAAAAACTCCTTAATTTTTTGTGTTATTATATAAAACTTCCTCAAGAGATTTTCTCCCCATAGAAGATGAATTGCCTGTAGTGATAATCTTGTCGTCACCGATAAGCCTTCCCACCTTAGACAACATGCGGACCAGCTCTGGATGATTACCAAGGCCAGTTGATTCCAACTGCTGTTTAAGAGCATCGGACCCAAATTCTTTAAGGGCACGATGAGCAAGCTCTACATTCTTATTCAAGTTATCCCCACCTAACTCTTTGTCCTCTACGACCTGCTTTCTCCAGTCCTCACGCATTTTATTGACGTGATCTTGTTGAGCGTTGTGGTATTTAACCACAGCATCGTTTTCTCTAGTCAATAGATCTTGAGCCTGCTCGTTGGATAAACCTTTTTCCCTTGCCAGGTTTGAGATTTCCTCAACACGACTCTTGTCTACCAATGCGCCTTCCGGAAGCTTCAAGTCATACTTTTCTGGTACGACAGGCTTTTCCGTTTCCGCCTTAGAGGTCTCTGCTGCTGCAGGATTTTTACTTTCAGTAGCTGCCGCCGCCGCTGGCTTAGATGCATCTTTAGCCGTGGCCGCTGCTGCTTCCTTAGTTTGGTCACTTGTTGCTGTGGCCACTGCGTTAGTTGTATCTTGAGCAGCAGCCTTAGTTTCTGTTGACATTACTGAACTCCTTTATTTTCTTTAATCATTTTTAAGTATGAGTCTGGATCTATGTCTGTAATTTCAGACAACAATTTAAGGCCAATGTTTCTTTGGCCTTCCAAGAAATAAGTTTCACTTGAAGCGGTAAAACTGGATCTATAAACGCCACACATCTCAAGAGTCCGCCATAAGAAACGACGACCTTGTTCTGTTGCCAGAATAAATTTTAAATCATTAACCTCTTGCTCGCGAGAAAGCTGGACTTTTATCTTTGCGTCCTTAATCTGACCTTCATCGCTAGCATTCCTAACCAACGGTTTATTCATCGTCGCCTTACCCTCATAAATATTCTGTAGTTCCACTCCCCACTAGTGTCAGGAGGTGTTACGCCGCTGTCAATAGGTTCAAAGTATTGACCAGGGTAGTAATAATTAGTGAAATAAACTTTCGGCCACATTAAGAATCACTCACATCGTAAGTCAGCGATGTCCTATTTCCGTTTGAATCAACCGTTGCAACAATTCTATCTTTGTCGCCATTCACATTTTGAATTGTAATAGTAGTTCCAGGCGCCCCAGACAACTCCCCGGCCAGCGCAGAAAGAATTAATCTCAGCGAAGCTTGAAGGTCATACCCATCCTCAATCTCGCCAGCTAGCACCGCGCTAGCAAGGCTTTGGGGCGATAGCTCTGTAAACGGAGTTATATCCGCCTCAAGGCTTCCATACCCCTTAAGATTCGCAGACACAGAACCAGACCCCGACAGAGATGCGGTAATTGGAATAGTAGCCTTCAGTGATGCTGATATAGTTCCAGTTCCAGACAGAGAAGCAATTGCTCCAGATGCCGCAGTTAAGGCCGCAACCAAAGACCCCGTGCCAGACAAGGCTGCTGTCGACGGGACCAACAAAGCGAGATTCGCGGTTGATATGGTTCCAGTTCCAGACATTGAGCTTATAGATAAACGAACACTTTTTCCAGATCCAGACAGGTCGCCAACACCAGAGATGTTAGTGAACGATGACAGGCCTCCGCTAGATACAGAGATAATAAAAGCCTCGCCCACATTATATCCATATGGGAGAGACACTTTTTTCGGCCAGTAAATATCACGACTTCTAAGATGACTTATTTTTTTAAAATTAGATCTATTGTTTCCAGCATAAGCACCGGCCGTAGCCGTGCCGCTAAAAAACTTAGCACATGATTTATTTAATACGGAGTGGTTACCTATTAAAGCCAATCATCATCCCCACACAAAATCTAAATGACCATAAAACGCACTGTTCGTAGGAGTGTTTGCCCCAGAATACAATAACCAGTACAAATTAGCTCCGTCATATATTCGGGGAAGTCCTCCGGGAACTTGAGAGAAAAACTCTCTCTCACTAGCAACCCCAATTGTTGTCATAGGCATAGTAATTAGTGGCTTACAAATACCAATACTGAACTCGCCAGACACATATGATACTGAAATCTGCACGTTATCCACCTGAGCAATACCACTATCACCCGCCTGAAAAGGCATGAATGGTCCATACTTCCCAGACCCAGTACCAGAATACAAAATCAAACCGTTTGCGGCAGCAGATTTTCCAATAGGTAAAGTCGTAGGGGTTGCTCTAGATCCAGTCTGCTCGCTATTAGTATAGGCTGGAAAACTTAAACTTGGAGTAGCAGCGCCCATTGCGGTAGAATTTGTATTCCACATGAACGCTTTCAAACCAGCGCCCGATGTGTAACGGGGGTACAGAGTGTTGATTGTATGAGTTCCAGTGCCTGCATCCGTGATATTAACCGCAGTGCCCGCGACCGCATTCGCATAAGAAGTCGCAAACTTACAAGTAAGATCCGTAACCTTAATAACGTAGTAATCGGTCCCAGTAGCGAGTCCACCAGGAAGCGTGGTCGTCGTCGTAAGACGAACGCGCGTATAAGGAAATAAATTAATATTAGTATGCGTGCATATATCAGTTGAAGCGTCTGCCGTGAAATTACTAAACGACGACAACGTGTTAGTCATTGCCTGAGAGGTTGTAGTTGTTACTGAAGTTACGCGATAATACCCAACAATATCAACCAGCATCGCAACCGACGGCATCGTCGTTGCCGCGGCACTGTACGCAGAAGCATTAGCAATGTATTTATAATCAGGTGATACGTTTCCGTTATGTAAAATCGGAGTTCCGTTTGCCGTCGTATCAGATGTCGGATTAAACGTTAAGTTCGTTCCAGTATTAAACAATGAGTCAGCTGCTGGATTTCCGCCTCCGCGAGCTAAACAGTGCCACTCACCAGCCACGGCGGCTGTGGTTGGAAGGAAGTTTTTATTCCAGTCTTGACGATACGTCTTACCGTTCGCCGTAGCCTCCTGAATGAAATCATCGTATGAACTAAACCCAGCCATATAAACTCCTAATTAAATACCGTCTCTAGCTCACCATGAAAGGCAATGCCGCTCAGTGATCCATTTGGTAAAGTTAATAAATTTAAGTAAGCATCGTCAGTAATCTTCGGAACAACTGCCATATGAGAAATCGGCATAACTTCACTGGGAGCCGTTTGCTCTAAAATAACACCAGTCATAATTGGCTTAACCAAAACTAAAGCAAACAAACCAACATCAGTGCCGGACGTAAACGTCACAGACTGAACACTTCTAACCCCAGAATCGCCAGCCTGAAGAGCGATGAACGCACCTGTTGAAATTGTAGCTCCGGTCGAACTTGTAATAATAGAACCATTCGCAGTCGACGTATTTAACACATGCGAAGGAGTTGTTCTACTCGCCGTGCCTGATGAGTTTGTATAACTCACCGTGAATGTTGGCGATGTCCCAGAATTAGATGCGACACTCACTGCCATCATCTGAACACCGACTCCATCGGTATATCTAGGCAAAGTCACGCTATTAGTTAAGTCCTGCTGGTCGTTCGTTCCAGTATCGATAAACGGATAATACAATAAATAATCACAGAGAATATAAGGCATCGGTAATCCAGTCGCTGAATTACTCAACATTAAAAATCTATGTACATACTTACTGTAAGGAGTAACATCAGACCCATGATTAAGCCCTCCGTCCGTTGATCTTTTCATCTGCTGAGCAATCAAAGGCGTGGCCGCATAATACTGTGGATTCGGATTACCTGGAGACATACTCATATCAAACCAGATACCAGCAGTGGTTACCTGAGACGGGGTCTTTCTCCATGTTGTGTAGTGATTCCTACCCTCATTAAGACTATTCACATAGCTTGTTAAGTTGGAAAATCCCGTCACTCGTCAACCCCGCCAACGCCAGTAACTGTCGCTGACATATCAACGACCTGCTTATTAATAAGATCCTTTTTAAGAAACTCAAGCATGACGTAATCTCCGTCCTCTAGAGTCTCCCCATTCATCAGAGAATTCATGAACATATTTAACAGTTCAATCTTATCCTCTCTAGTCCCCTTCATCTTCTGAAGCTTCTCGTGATTATTCATTAATCCTCTGTCACCGTTAATGCTGATGCCGCAAACTGCAGCGTAATACCTGTAGATACCGCACGAGATGCACTCAGCGCTCCTGTATATAGCAACTGCCCAGATCCAGACGACGCTGTACCAATCGATACATATGTCACAGTCTCTGATCCAGACGTACACTCAGGGAACGAAATCGTTGCAAAGTTAGTCGCCGAGTTCCCACTCACTGTCCAACCAGATCCAGATCGCGCAACCGCCTGACGAGCGTATGAACCAAACGCACACTCACTCGTCGTCTGCGATCCGCCTTCACCTGGATCAGCCGTATGAAGACCAACATACACGTTCGCATTTCCAGTCGTTGATAACACACCTAAGTGTGATGCTAACGAGGCGTTAAACGTAATTAAAAGTACGTCATTTTCAAATGTATTCCCCTTACTCATAAGTCTCTCCTTACCAGCATAGAAACATTGAGAGACGTCGACCCGTTTCCGGCAGTCACATTCGGTCTCATGTATCTAGTTATTTCTGTTATTGTTTCAATTTTAGCAGACGTAATATCAAGAGAATTTCCCTGAGGGTCAGTGAGCACGGCCCACACAGTTCCATTGTTCGAGCCCTCTAATGTTAGAGTCCCGCCCGAACCAAACGTGCCGCTCACCTGCACTGTTCTATCTGCAGAGCCAGGCATTTCAAGTGGCTGACCAGTATCACCATTGGCCATCGCAGACCATGTAATCACATGGCATGGATCTTTCTCGGTAGTTATTCTTTCTACTGAATATTCCTTAACCGCCATTAAACCAATCTCCCAGCGTTGGCCTGCTGAAGTACAGCGTTCAGGGCGTTCTCGCCCTCTAAGTCTGTCTCACTCATAGTCTTTGCAGCCTTAGCCGTCTGCTCTGCCATCATGGCCTCTTGCTGCTGCTGCTGAGCCTGAGCTCTCTGATCGCGGATTCCCTGAACCTCGTCATCAGTTCTCACAATCCCTGGAGGAATAGAGGTAATCTCAGCGTAAACATCAACAACCTCATCCGCTTTAATCTTATCAAGCACACTTGGATCAATCGATGCCATCTGCCCAACAAACCCAGTGAACCTTTCAATGCCGCCGATACCGATTAACTTCTGAGCCTGAGCCATAATAGATAGATACTCTACCTTTAGCTGCACACCCTGAAGCTCATCTGGAGGAGGAGGAATTAAGCCCTGTCTCATATGAATATTAAACGCAACGTCTACCAATGGGTCTAATAAATC